TCCCTTTCCAGGATCATTTCTAAATAATGTATAGCTTTCTTTATATCCTCTTCTCCTCCTTTATTTGAATGTCTACAAATATACTTTATAGCGTTGCCTTCTGCAAAAAGCAACTTGTTTTCATTTATAAAATGTGCAGGTTGAATTTTCATCGACCGGTAGTGTTTCCCGCCTACCTGCTTTTCTAAGGAATCATAATTCACTCCTTTAAATATATCTTTGTTTGTCATATTAAATAAGCACGATCAAAGTTTTTTGGATCTACAATATGTAACTCTTTTTTAGCTCTAGTTGTTCCAGTATAAAACAATCGATGTAATTCATCAGGATCATGCTGAAATGTTTCTATAGCTGCATTAGTTAAATCTTGTAATATCAATACTTTATCTGCTTCTCCTCCTTTCGCTCCATGTATTGTTGACATTGTTATTCTAGGGTTTGTGTTTATCTTCTCACCATTAGCTCTCATATTTCTAATGTAATTTTCAGTTAATGTATCTAAACCCTCAAAAGATTCATACCAAACTTTATCTGTAAGAAGACCGTATTTTTCCTGACATTCCTTTAATGTATATTTTTCTTCGGAATGAAATAATTTTCCTGTTCTAAAACCACTTGCTACATTGGTTCCTAAATATTCATAAATATTTTTTATTTCTATATGAGTTAATAAACCACCATTTCTCCATTGTTCCCAATTTTGTAGTGCTAATAATAATTTTAATTTAACAGAATTATGTCCTTTGTATTGATAATACCATCCTCTTAATTCACACAATTCTTTTACGTCTTCCAGGAAATGGTTAGCGGAGGAAAGTACTAACCAATTTCCCTCAGACATATCTACCTGAGTAACATCAGAATATCTTTTCAAAATACCCTCCTCAACCCTAGGTCTATATTCTTTATCAAATCTATTTTGTACTTTACTTATTATTTTTTTAGATAAATCATGTATTGGTCCACCAGGTATTCTATAAGATTGATCTAGTGTTTTAATATCATCTACTTCTTCTCTTAATGATATAAAATGATCTACGTCTGCACCGGCCCATTTAAATATAGCTTGATCGTCATCACCAGCTATGTAAGTTTTCTTTGCATTGTTCCAAATCTTTCTAACCATTTCCCATTGTAATAAAGATAAATCTTGAGCTTCATCAATAAACAATACTTCAAAATGTGATTTTAAATCTTGATCAATAAAGTCTTCTATTAAATCTGTAAAATCTTTTAATTTCTTTTCTTCTTTATATCTTTTAAGTTCTTCTGATATTAAATATAAAGTATCTCTTTCTATATCTAATATATTTCTTCTTGAATCATAATAATCTAATAGATCCATTCTCTTTACTCTAGCTGTATTAATAATAGTTAAATATTCATTATCAGAATTAAATGTACCATCATCAGAAGAATATCTTGCAGTCTTAATTGGAATATTACATTTTTGTCCAAACTCTTTATAATTATCTACTGACATCATTTTTTCTTTTGTCATTCCTAACATTTTAAATGCATAAGAATGCAAAGTTCTAAAGTTTTCTAAATCATTATCTAAATCTAATGAAAATTTATCAGCAGCTCTAGTTGCTGCTTCTGTTGCAGCTTTTTTTGTAAAAGAGAAATAACCTATTTGTTTAGGTCTTATCCCTTGCTGTATAAATTGATCCACTAGGTTCAACAATGTTGTTGTCTTCCCTGTTCCAGGTGGTCCTAATATTATTGTTTTCATATTTTTTTAATTTTCTTTCTAGTATATTTTTCTGTGTTTTAAGTTTATCATTTTCCTTTTGTAATTCTTCAATCTTTAAACGAAATCTCAAATGCCAATTAGCTCCAACATCATTATCAAACATTAAAAATTATCCTGTTGATATGGTTCCTTTGTAGTTGATATTTTTATTTTTTTCATAGTTTTAATTTTAATTAATCTAGGTGTACCACCTTTTAATTCTTCTCTAACTTCACCTACAAAACAACTTAATTGTTTAATTAAATTACCTGTTCTAGTTTTATCTGTTTCCCAGTTATTTTTCTTACAGAAAGTATAAAAGTCTTCCATTCTAAAATATGTAAATCCTGAATCTTTATCTGTATATGGAAGTTTATTAAATATATCCTCCATTGTTCTTGCTGATTGTCTATTGGTAGTCCAATCTTGTAATAAAGAAGTTATTTGATTTACTGGATCTAATGATTCTAAAGGTTCTACTTCTTGCAAACCATTATCTATTAATGGTTTTAAATAATATTGTTTCCAATCTTTTGGTTTTACTATTGGTACAATTAAATTTGCTTGATCTAAACATGCTATTGCAAATAATGCTGGACTATATAATTGTTCTGTTTTTAATTCTATTCTTGAATCACCTACATTTAAAAACCATTGTGGTGGTTTAGATGCATACTTTGTTAAATTTCCTAATTGTGGTATATCTTCTTCTCCAAAACCTACTCCAAATCTTTTCATTCTACATAAACCTGATTGACATACAGAATTAATTGGAGCATCTTTACATCTATATTTATCATATCCTTTTCTATTTACAGATTTAATTAACATTTGTACTTCACCATTACTTAATGGTGGTATCATATATTTTTGATTTGCTTTTACTAATTCATCTTCCCAAATATCTGGTGCTGCTTGTTTTAAATAAACCGCAATATTAAATAATGAATTATTTCTTGAGCCTTCTCCAAAACCATCTTTAGCTAATTTATTTAAACAAGGTGGTCCGTCTTTAAATGCTTCTACAACTTTTATTTTTTCTGCTTTAATTTCTTTTAATTCTTCTTGTACATACTTGTCATATAATTCAAAGAATTCTTCTAATGTTGCTGCATTTCCATCGTCTTTAATTGCATAACGCAATCCTTTCATTTCATTGTGATATGGAAGATTTAAAAAATTACCAGTGTCACCACGATCCACGAGTATTTCTGTTTGTTTAGGAAATATTTCACAACCTTCATAACCTAATGTTGCTGCCATCTTTTTAAGAGTTGCCTGCATGACTGATGCAGGAATAAAATCTTTTGTAAATAAAAATACGTGTGCGCCGCCTGATTTACTACGGCAAACTACTAAAGGGAAGTTAGCTGAACGTACGCTTTGTATGAAGCCAGCGTGGTCAAAATCATATTCGTCAATATCAATACAGCCCCACTTACATAAATTATTTTCATTAATGGGGATAATGCCCAAAGCCGGACCTTCGCCTTGTAAATGGTTTTGCCACAAATCATCGCTAACATTTTTTCGAACAATGAATGCCTTTCCTTTTTGTTTACCATTTTCATCTCTATCGCCTTTTTGGTATTGACCATAAGCGATTGTGAGTCCTTCGAATATTGATTTGAATTTATTTGTTTTAGTTATCATATTTTCCTTTCTTTACAAACATAAAATGAAAAGGGGCCCCTTTTGGGGCCCCTCCATACTAGAACGGAGTTGAATCCGATCCAGTGCTCTTCTCTTCTTGGGTATGTTTCGCCTGAACATCTCCCTTCTTCACACTTTGTGCGAAGCCTTTTGCCTGCTCGTATAGGTTTCTGTTACTGACAGCACCCACTTTATTAACAGTCCAACCAAACCAAGTTCCCTTGTCATTTGATTGTTGTACAGTTCTTAAACTATACACATGACTGAATATAGGTGGAGTAAATAGACCATTTTTACCTTGAATCTTTAATCCATTCATCATGGAGTTCCAAGTTCTACTTACTTTTAACTGTGTTGATTTCATTGTAATCAATGCAGTTTCTGCGCTATCTTCTTTGCAAATCATTACAAAGTACGATGCAGTGTTTTCAAGATAGTTACCATTCTTCAATCGGTCTTTACCCATTGAATCTCTAGTTGCTTCTTGAATAATAGGACTTGTAGCTGAGTGAACTGCAACTGGTGCTCCAGTTCCTTCTCCTCTATCAGTCCATTCAATATATTCCCTTTTATAATGACAAGGGATTACATTGATTCCTTTTTCACCATCGTAAAGTTCGTTAGTCACAGTATTGTAGATCATACCTGCTTCAGCACCTTCTACATACTTTGCATCACGTTTATTTACTTGTGGTGACAGTTGTCCAAGGATTCTTAAAAATGGAAGAGCAAGGTCTTGCTGATCCATATTATCAAACCCTTCATGGGCATCTGCTTCAAAGAGATCTGCACTAGGTAGATTCTCTTTCATCTTAGTCACGGTTCTTTGTTCTTCTTTCACCGTTCTCGCTTCGTTAGTCGCCATTTATGTTTCTCCTATTTCCGGCTAAGTTTAGTTTCATCTTTAACAAACAAATGAAAAAGATCGGAAGGCATATCGAGGCCGGCCTCGATACGCTCCCTAAATAGGGCCTTCAATGTCATTGGCTCAACTTTAGATTTTTGTTGAGGTTCATAACCATTGTTGACCGCAAGGTTAAGCAATTGCTCCGCCTTGTTATCTTCTCCGACACCAAAAGTTACAGCAACCTCATTTTTAATAAGATCACCTAACCCGTTGTCTCGAAGCCATTTATACGCTGCTTCTTTTTTAACTGGATCTTTAGGAAGAGTACAACTGTACTTCTTATTCACTTCTAATGAAGATCCATCAGCGAGTTTCAGAGATTTAAATCCTTGTTCTGCTAATATATTAGGAATTACCTCTGAACTAATTTTATCATATTGACTTTTTAAGTCTTTAGTTACCTCTTCTGAAGTAGCTATTCTTTGTTCTAGTTCAACTAGTTTTTCTACATGAATAGATAAAGATTCTATGTCTGCTTTTTCTACAATCTTTTCTTTATCCTCCTCAAACGCATCAGTAATATTAAATGTACCACTACCTGTAAACGTTTCTATTTTTACATCATCACTCATTTTATTCTCCTTTCTGATATAGATCGAATGATATTGGATAATATTTAAACTCTCTTCGATCCCATTTCAAGAGGTTAAATTTACCATTTGTTTGATCACTAACTATTGCACAAGAAATACCTATTATTGCTGGATCACCAGTCAATAACACATAATCTTTTTGTCTAAAGTCTCTTAAGTTTTTTTGCATTTTAAAAACAAAAGGACCAGAACTAAAAATTATTTGTGATTCAGGACCATAGTTAGGTAAACAAATTACTAAATAACCAAATTCAGATGCACTTAATACATTTATATTTGCAGGTGGATGTTGTAATACATACACAAATCTTTCTTCAGGATTTGTTTTAGAAAATTCTAAAAACTCTGCTAAAGATTTTGGTTTATATAATTCAAAAATTTTATTTTTCATTTTTTTTCTTTCTTTTTATTTTAGCCATATCACTTAAACGACCGATAAATTCTTTTATTGGAACGCCTAATGATTTAGCAATATTATATTGCTTATTAGTTAATCTTACTTCTATTGTAAATTCTTTTTTATACATTCTTCATTCTATTATTCTTGTTGACAGAGATATAAAGATTATTATATGAATGTCAATAGAAAGAAAAAATAAATTATGAACTATAAATTTAAAACTAAACCATACGCACATCAATTAACTGCGTTAGAAAAATCCTGGAATAAAGAAGAGTATGCTTATTTTATGGAAATGGGTACAGGTAAATCTAAAGTATTAGTAGATAATATTGCTATGCTATATGATCAAGGTAAAATAAATGGGGCACTTATTATAGCACCAAAAGGTGTTTATAGAAACTGGTTTTCTCAAGAAATACCAAATCATTTACCTAGTCATATACAACATAAAAAGGTACTATGGGTTGCTTCAACATCTAAAGCAAAGGATAAAGAGTATCAACAATTGTTCAAAGTAGACTATGACCTTCACATCCTTGTAATGAATGTTGAGGCGTTCTCGACTAAAAAAGGTCTTGAATTTGCAGAAAAATTTTTAAGAACCCATAAAACAATTATGGCAATAGATGAATCTACATCTATTAAAACACCTACTGCAAAAAGAACTAAGGCTATTTTAGCTTTAGGTAAAAGTGCAAAGTATAGAAGAATATTAACTGGTTCTCCTGTAACTAAATCTCCATTAGATTTATATACTCAATGTGGTTTTTTACATGAAGAATTACTTGGTTTTTATAGTTATTATGCTTTTAGACAAAGATATGCACATATGGTCACTAGAAATTTTGGTGGTAGACAAGTGCAAATTGTCGCATCTTATAGAAAACTTGATGAATTATCTGAAAAATTAAAACCTTTTTCTTACAGAGTATTAAAAGAAGATTGTTTAGATTTACCTGATAAAATTTATATAAAACGTATTGTAGAGTTAACACCAGAACAAATTAAAAGTTATAATAGTATGAAAACTATGGCTCTTGCTTTAATAGAAGGCCAAACTATTACAGCTCCTCACGTATTAACTCAAATGATGAGACTACATCAAATCTCTTGTGGTCATATTAAATCTGAAGACGGTGAAATAACTGATATTAAAAATAATAGAATAACAGAATTAATGAATGTCTTAGAAGAAACTGAAGGTAAAGCAATTATATGGGCTAACTATATTCATGATATAGAAAACATTGTTAAAGAAATTAAAAAAGAATATGGAGAAGATTCAGTAGTACAATATTATGGTGCAATTGAAGCAGAAAAAAGACAAAAAAATATTGAACAGTTTCAAGACCCTGAATCTCCTGTAAGATTTTTTGTAGGTAATCCACAAACTGGTGGATACGGTATTACATTAACTGCAGCCAATACAGTTATTTATTATTCCAATGGTTATGATTTAGAAAAAAGATTACAATCAGAAGATAGAGCACATAGAATAGGTCAGAAAAAATCTGTAACATATATTGATCTTATAGCAGAAAAAACAGTAGATGAAAAGATTGTAAAAGCTCTTCGTAAAAAAATAGATATTGCATCTGAAATATTAGGGGAAGAATTAAAAGAATGGATTTAATTATATATAAAGAAGGATTATATCATTTATATAGTTTAGATATTTATTTTAATAATGTTATGGAATGTTTAGACTATGGAAACATTCTTCGTGAAAAAGTTGCTACTTATTTAGATAATCCTGAAAACCGTTGGGTAATGAAAAATGGTATTGGAGATTGGTTTGGTTTTATTTGTCAGAATTATGGGGCCGAAGCCCCACAATAATTATTTGATTTTTATTTCTTGAGCTTTAATTTCTTCTGGTTCATTAACACCTAATTTAACTGTCAATACACCATCTTCCATTGTAGCTTCATCAACAACAACATCATTTCTTAATTGAAATTGTTTGTAGAATTTTCTGAATGCTAAACCTTTTTCAATGTATTCTTTTTCTTTGTCATCTACTTGACCAGAAACAGATAATACACCGTCTTTATATTCAACTTTAACATTCTTTTTGTTGAAACCAGCAAGACCTAGTTCAATTCCATATTGTCCTTTTCCATATTTTACCACATTGTAAAATGGGAATGATTGTACTTTTGATAAACTATCAAAGATAGAATCAAAAGAATCACCGAACATTCTATTGGAATTATCCCAAAGATCTTTTTGGAATTTATTAATTAAATCTAAACCTGTCATATAAACCTCCTTGTTAATGTTAAGCAAAGTCTAGTGGCCAGCCCAATTGCTGCACCTGCGTAATATATAGGGGTTACCTAGGGTCATGTCAAGGTCGTTTCGTTAAAATATGAGGCTCTCAGGAAGACTTTTTAAAGGTCAACTAGCCCAGTTTCGCGATTTAAGTACTTAT